TCGGAACCCGCACTATCGTAGCAAACACGTCTTGATGACCCAATCTTACAACAAGTCAAACTCCACAGGATCTGGAAAGCCTGCGGGACTCCTAGCACACATACGTGCCTACAGGGCCGTAAACCTGTGAGGTAGTGTCAAAGTTCCACCCATCAGGAATCCGATCAATCCGTTCAGGTATGAAGCCAACTCGTAAAAAGCTCATATAATAAGCCTCAAACAACTGCTGCATTCCAGGGGTATAATCGGTTCTGAGCGCAACCATGGCCCTAACCTCACTGCCCACTTCAACAAAGGGGTAATCTGTTGCGTAAAAATCAATATCAGCAAATCTCTGTCTATCCCACAACTTAGCACTCAAGTGACCAACAGCACGTACAAGTCGTCTCTTACTAACGCCACCAATTAACAAATGAATTATGACAGTGGCAAACACACCAATAATAGGTGTTCCCTTATCGCTATGATAATAACTTATCATTTTAGCAAGGGTTAAAGCCTCTGGGTCACCATCACTGCAAATGGTATGCATCTTAGACAACGTACGGCGAATATCACAAGTACTAATAATAGTACCCAACCTCTCAGTCAGGAACCTACCGCAGAAACTGACTTGATCAATGCACTTATAATGATCTAACTTCAACTGAAAACCCAAACAAGGAAGAATATGCAAGTTATAAATAGCTTGGTCAACGTATTTCTTCAAAATACCACCAGCACCATCATCACCCTCAGAAACAGTCTGCCAAGCATCGTCAGGTAACGGCTCAAAGGCAACGAAATTATTAAAATCATTGACCAAGCCATTACCAATCGATGTGTGAGCGTCTCCGGAACAACGTGTACCATCCACCCTATAACACAAGCCAATCTCACTTACCCCAAAGGTGTGCATAGCTAAACGCATAGCAAACCGATAAAGCTGGTGGTCATCGCCCATATAAGGTGTACACAAAAATTGGTACTCAACTTGCTCTAAAACAGGTAATGATATACTAACATCATACCTCGCATAATCAGCCTCGAAAAACTCGAGAAACTTGGTCAAAAACACAAGCTTCTCCTCCCTTTCTTTATTATTCAACCCTTTAACCAATCGTGGATGAAATCGTAAGCAATGTTCAATAGCGGAAATATATGGTCCAATAACAGCGAGAAACTCATCCGATCTTGGTGAGATATTACGCGGATCGCCGGCCTTGATGCTGGTCTCTATCTTCAGAAAACATTTGACCAGAGCGTCTCTCTTGGAAAGACCGATGCGTTCGACGCGTTCTTTCGCCTTCGTTAACTGTTCTTGGCGCGCCTTCGGATACCGCGAGACCCAAGTTTCCCACGACATAGGCTTTAAATCCTCTGGGAAGAGGGGTAGGAGGTGCAAGTGGAAGTAAGCCATAGCCTTTAGGGATAACGGACTTATCACTGGCTCTTCCATGGGGATGAGCAACGAAGCGAATCGCCCAGTTGAGTATCGCCCAGTAGTGAATTCGGCCAGTTTCACGCCCCTCAAGGTGTCGCAACAACTCAGTAATGCTTTTGCACAACTGCTCGGCTTCGACTTCATTGTCTCTAAGCGCAACATTAACATTTTCCTCAAATCGGTGGTTAGTAGTCTGTCCAAACTTCGTGGTGAGAGTGAAGCTAGCAATAAGTCCTTCAATGATCTCACACGACAAGATAGTGCCGGGTGTGAGAACGGGCTCAATGACAGTGTCACGTTCATCTCGTTGTAAGGGCAAATTAAGGTCGGCTCGAACAACACGGCTGCGTCGGCAACCTCGTCCCTCAAATTGACCATCCGTTGGCCCTTGAGGGCTTTCGGCACCGACTGGCAGCTCATGCGCACCTTCTCCTGTCCCTCCCTCAATAACAGTGGGTTCCACTGCAACAACGTCTGGCTCAACGGGTGTAACACTCCGCGAACTTTCGGCATCGTCACGTATGGTTGATTCTCCAGAAACTGATGAGTTAGATGGGGTAGTGGTTTGGGCACTGTGTTCAACACGCGTGTTTCCATGGATGTTAGTACATTGTCTAGCGTTTTCGCTGGTACCATGTTGACCACATCCAGCAACGCTGGGAACAACTGGCGTGGCCGGAGTCGGAAACTGCTGTCTATTAAACCGCATCGTCAACCCCGTTCCAAACTTAGACTCCATTCTATTCGTGTAAGCCTCATAAGATGCAACTCGGACGGTATTAAACATCCAAGGCACCAACCTACGAGTAACTTTATTGCCTATAACCCAATTGCGTATAAAATCACCAATATTCCCACGAAAATACGAAAGGAAAATAATGATTCTATATTTGACGATATCGGACCATCTGAAATTTACCGGATGTCCCATAATGCAAGAAGCAAATGGGACAGTCTTAACGGCATGAACATCAGAAAGGTAACTGACCAACCCATAAGCCAATTCAGTTAACCCTTCATCAATTCCTCCAGCGATCATCTTACCTGACAAATAAGACCGCAAAGTATCGGGATACTTAGCATCACGAATGCACGAGGCCATAGCCAAAGCACACTTATCCACCAACCCTATCGGCAAAACATGTTCGATCAAATTGATAGGATGCACAAATTTATACATTCCAAATTCCTGATCACAAGTAACAGTATAACCACAAACGTTCGGCAAAGATCCATAAAACTTGGTTGTTAAGGCATTAGGGTCATTTATATTATAAACACCATCACTAGGATGGCAATAATACACTGACGTCTCACCATAATCTCCAAGCCTTACGTAGGTGAAAGCACCATCAGGGCTAACAACACTACCTTCGCTTTGCCAATTATGAAACGGATGATTCAGATAAGGCGTACCATTATCTGGCGTCATACTAACTCGTGTTCCGAACCTGGTAACCTTAGCTTCACACTGAGGTCCACCATCATGATCAACATATTTACCAACACCCTCTGCGAACCGATTAAAATCATGATTAATAATGAAAGTCGGACCACTGACACACTGCGTAATTTGACGTAGTGTCATGTGATAATCAACGTGGCTAATCATAGCAGCCGGGATTTCAGTCCTCAATGGACAAAACTCTCCAGGTTTACCACAATTTTCAAACAAACCACGCGACTTCTCCTCTCTCAAAATATCATCATTACTCAAAACCGGCCCACAC